TGAGAAGTACGAGTTGTATTACCAGGCTAGCCAAGAAGTGCTAGTGGACTTCGACGGAACACTGTGCGAGTTTGCATACCCTGCGCTGGGCGAGCCCCGGCGTGGGGCCAAGACATTCATGGAGTGGCTGATGCGCAAAGGACTACGCCCTGTGGTGTGGTCTAGTCGGATAAGCGGAACATACATCTCGGCTGATACCGAGAAGCGCCGGATAGTGAATCAGCTACGCCAATGGTTAAAGAAACACGAGATTCCGTACTATGCTATAGATGCAGGGATGACCGTGGCGTGGCGGCTGGCGAGGGCACGACTTGGGCCGACGCACGCAAGCGCATCAATGAGATTCATCGACGGGAAGTTGCACGCTGGAAGGAGATACAAGATGAGGAACTTTGAATCAGGTGCGACACGAGACAGTGACGAGGACAAGCTGGACTTTGAGGGGTTCTTGAGTCCGGACGTGCTGTGGCGTTTTGCGCAGTACATGCATGCACACCGTACACAGGCTGACGGTAAGCTACGTGCCAGTGACAATTGGCAGAAGGGCATCCCACAGGACGCCTATATGAAGAGTGCCTGGCGTCATTTCATGGAATGGTGGGTACTTCACCGACGACCGTACATCCATACTGAGGAGAGGCGGGATGCCCTGTGTGCACTGCTGTTTAATGTGATGGGTTACTTGCATGAGGAAAACCAATGATGGATATCTTCCAAGCGACTGTACTGCGGTCCCTGTTACACAAGGACTGTTGGGAGGCGTTTGGGGATATTGTGACCCCGGACATCTTCACCAACCAGAATGCAAAGACGCTACACAAGCACATCAAGAAGCTGCATGATCTTCATGTCAGCGACCTCACGATCGAGGATCTCAAGCTGGAGCTACACTCCGTGTATCAGCGGGAGGGCGGCAGACGTGAGGAACTGTCCGATTTAGTGGACGGTTTGGAGGTCACCACGCCTCGCACACCTGGCGACCTGCGCCCCTATGTGCAGGAGTTTGCCGGGCGCGAGCTAGCCCTGAAGGCGATTAACTATGTTGCGAACCACCTCGACACTGATGACCTTGATCTGGAAGTGGCCGCAGAATATATGGAAAGAGCTAGAGACCTCCGGCATATTGTCGATGCCGACGTTCTCGACCTCGCTGCGGCTGGCCTTCCAGGAGAACACAACGTTCGACCAATGGTTACTAGCCTCGGTTTATCTGATCAGCTTGACTCGGTTCTTTGCGGCGGGGTTGGCGCGGGTGAGTTGCTTATATATCTCGCACCTCCTAGCCGGGGCAAGACTAGCTACTTATGGGCTACTGCGGCTGCTGCGGCTGCGCAAGGACGGCGGGTGCTAGGCATCACGCTGGAGATCTCTGCGCACAAGTGCGTGCGTCGGGTGGATCAGTGGCTTAGTGGGTACACAAAAGAAGAACTGATAGTCAATCCCCGCACGGTAGGCAAGCTCCGTCGTGCCTTGGAGGAGAGCAACGATGGCAAACTATGGGTCAAGGACTGGTCCTATACCGGGATCACAGTTGACGACATTAAGGCATTGGTCACTCGGATGCGGCAACGAGGTGAAGCAGTTGACTTCATTATTGTCGATTACCTTGAATTGGTCACCCCACTCCGCCACAATCGTAACGCAGAGAGACATAACTGGAGTCAAACTTGTAAGGATCTACGCGCACTGGCCGTAGATCTACAGGTGCCTATCATTACAGCATGGCAAGTCAACCGGGCAGGCAGCGAGAACCACAGTCTGACCGAACGTGACGTGTCCGAGTGCTGGGATGTTGTGAAGCATGCTGACATCATCCTGGGACTGAATCAGGATCCCGCCGAGTTAGCCGAAAAGGTGCTTCGTATCGGCGTGATCAAACAGCGCGAGTCTACCGCCCGGCCCCAGGTATATTTGTACAGTGACCTGGATCGCATGATCATCCGGGACGGAAACGAGGAACCAGATGGCACGGAAGAAACAGCCGCCCTCGAAGTGGATATGCGGGATCGATCCCGGATTCACGGAGACGGGGATGGTGTTACGGCAGGAGAGCAGACCGGCCTGTGACGTGAGCGGACTGGCTACGTACACTCTGAATGCGCAGCAAGGGGGATGGATGGTACCGTGCGTACGATCACTCTCTCTTGCTGCGGCAATTTGTGAATGCCTCGTCGGTTGGATCGACTTGTATAAGATTCAGGTTATGGAGGTATGTCTTGAGCTGCCTATCTACAAAGGTGGCGTTGATACTCTCACCTTACAGATGCGGCTCCTCCAGGACATCGAGCACGGGCTGATGTCAGTCGTGGAGCCTGCCCTCAACACCTTGTATCTCACCGAAGTTAACAACCAAACAAGCAAGAAGCTAGCCACTGGACATGGCGGTGCCACTAAGGCAGAGATGGTGGAAGTTTCTCCATTTCGGAACTCAACGTATTCTAGGCCCACCAAAGAAGCTCTCGCTGATGCGTGGGCACATTCGCTAGCTGCCAAGCGGCAGTATAACCTTACCAGATCTCAGCTTGTGCCGGTATTTCCGAAGGTCATAGCGCCCACAATTAGCTGGGATAAACTGAAGAAGGAGTTAGGTCTTGACTAGGGAAGAGCGAGCAGCCCTCGTCGCCGGATGGCGCACCATGGGCTACAAGTTGTATGGTCCTCGCGTTGCTGTCGTGCGAGACAAGGCCGAAGAAAGGACAGATGGTGGGATCTACATTCCCGAAACGCACCAGACGAAAACGCCAGTTGGCACGATCATCGCGGTGGGTCCGGGTGTAGATCTCGAAGAGTTTAATTATGGTTTCGTTCCGGGCGATCGAGTGATGTTCTCAAAGTATGGTGGGACCACGTTCCGTGTCTTGCTGGCCGATGGTAGCAAGGTGGATGTGGAATATCTAAATGCCAAGGATATCTTTGTAGGCTGGGACGGGGAGGATCCTAATGAATTACCTGAAGAGAACAAGTAGTTGGCTGCTGGCGCTGCTCGGCATCGTGACCATTACTGGTTGCGTGTTGGGTATTGGCGGTGACCGAGACATCAACTTGGAGTATCGAGTGATTGGTAGCGAGGTGCTATTGAAGTGGGACAGGCAAGAAAACGTAATGTTCTACGTTGTGCAGGGCAGCTTTATGGACAGTGACTGGCAGAATGTTGGACTGAATCGCGATCCGTTCGCTAGCATCAGTGTGTCGAATGGTGTGTTTCGTTTCCGTGTGCAGGGTTGGGGCATCGATGGCCTGGCCTTCACATCGGAGCCGACTGATTATATTCCGGTACTGCCGTTGAGGCGAGTTCCAGATGCGACGGAGCCTGGGCCTGGCGGGCAGCACTTCGATCCCAATGGACCAAGGACAGCACAACCATAGCCGAGGCGAGGGGCTGGGAGCTTGATTGTCGGTGCCTCTTGAGTGACCGGCCCCTCAGTTTATTGTGCTCCAAGATATATTCCAATTGCTAGCCATAACAGGGGTTCTTTCACCAGCCGGAGTGCCCAATGCTCCTCCTTGTCACGGCATGCGTCTAAGATTCGTTCCCGAGATTCCTCTTGCAACCGCACTTCGTCGCGCCAGTACTCCTCACGGATTGCAGCAACTGAATCCGCGTGCGCCAATCGGATGTCTCGCAACAGAATCTCTGTATCCAGGCTGTCGATAACGGTTGTTGCTCTCCGAAGTATGCTAGTCGGGACAGTAACACTATCCACCTCCGCTGTCGTTTGTCCCTCGGTCGAGCCGGTCGCGCAGATCAGCCAAAGGATCATCACTAACAGGCCGAGCATCCAGGGCTGCACGTATTTCCGCTTCCCGTTTTTCCCGTTCTCGTCTCGCACGCAGGAGGCGGAGCTTGAGACGCATGCGGTGTACTTCACGGGCTGCATCTGTTTTCTCCTTATCGCTCTTGAATATCTCTTTTAATGGTTCGCCTTTTTTCTTGTCGAAGAACAGCGCGGCAATGACGAAAGCGATTGCTGCCCCGACCATCAGTCCACTAATTTCCACCGTTCGGCATTCCTTTCTTGGCCTCGCTAATCATTTGCGCACCATATTGCACTGCCTTCGCTCCGTAAATAGCATATATCAAATGCTTCAATACGTCCGCATTTGTGCCAGGTAGCTCAACAAAGCAAACGATTACTAGGATGGCAGCAGCCACAATGACTTTGGTGCTAGTTAGCTTTACAATTAATCGAGTCAATAGTTCGCTCCAATTCACTAATTTCCTCCTCCTCCCAAGATCTTGTCTGCTAACCCCATCTCTACTGCCTGTTGTGCCGTAAGGTATGTATCTGTTTCCAGTATTTTACGCAATGCTCGGAGTGTATATTTCGGATCGGCCTGTTTGATGCGTTCCAGGTATGTCCGTTCCATCAATTGATTCAGCCGTTCTCCTTCGGCCATCAGCTTGCGCACTACTGGCACGTGATCGCAGTCACCCCAAGTTCCATAATGTAGCATCATCGTAGCATGGGGCGACATTACTCGTTCGTCTGCGGCCTGGAGGATCCACGATCCCATGCTCATTGCGTGGCCATATGCTATGACTGTTACATGCGAGGGGCACGTGGCAATAGCATCGTATATCGCTAGCCCGTCATACTCGTCACCGCCCATGTTGTTCATGATGACGGTTATCGGCTGGTGGCTAGTTGACAGCATAGCCATGCCTTTCAGGAATAGCTCTGCCATCTCATCATCGGTTTCGGTTCCCATGAATAATTGGCGCGTCGGCACATGAATGCCGTAGTCAAAGAACCGATCAAGGTCGTCTCGGCGCTGCACGTAACTCCTCCTTTACGTACTCTCGTAGAAGTTTCACGTCGAACATCCTGCCTGGACATGACTTGTCTGCGTAAAAGTTGTGCCCGTAGATGTCCTCTATTCTGATTCCAAATTGAATGCACCATGGAGCCAGAACTCTGCGAGCTGCCATGCGGAGTCGGCGTTCAGCAGGTGCAAATTCGTCAAAGCAGCCGACAAAGCAGAATCCGAGTGAGCTGCTGTTTTGGCCCCGCGTATGTGCTCCCGGTATCCACAGGGGTCTGCCATACATACAGACCAGCCTGCCTCCCACTTCCTCGATCCCTGCATGATATCCTATATCCTTCCAGTGTCTGATATGGGTGTGGTAATGTTCAATCGCTGGCCACGATACGGTCTCACTGTCCCTCGTCATGCTGTGATGAATGATGATCTGATCGGGGATCCACACGTGGTTGTCCTCCTAGCATGCGTTTTATGTCCCGTACGTCCTGGTGCAACCAATCAATCTTATCCTCTATGGTCTTCACCCTGTGATCAACTTCTGACTTCGAGTACACGTCGCGATTCGAGAACGCTAGCACGCCTTGTGCCAGTGCTGCTACCACAATTATCCATACCCAGCTTGGCATCCATTGCGTTAGTTTCTTCATTGTCCAAGCTCCTCTTTAGGTAGCCGGGCTACGGGTAACAGCCCTTCTTGCTGCATTATATCAAGCACGTTAGGCAATAGTTTCTTGTTGTCGTCCAGTGTGCGTAACCACCACTCTATATTCTCCGCTTCAATCTTGCGTACTAACTTAGTAGCATCAGCCGCTAGCGGGTATCCCATGTCGATCAATCGCTGTGCTGCCTCATTGTATTTCTCTGGCTCATCATCTCGCACCGATTCGATGAACGTGCGCAGCAATGCCTCGGTCTCGTATAGGTAATCCTTCTCCACTTGCTGAACACGCTGGCGTGCACGCTCCGTGGCCACATCTTGCATCGAACGCAATTGCATGATGACAGCCATGATGTCGCCACGCTGTCCCTTCTCGCCAAACTCCAGATCCAGTTTACGTGTCAGTGCTCCACGTCGTGTCTTTTGCTCGCCTGTTTCGAAGGCTTCGATCTGCTTGGCAGCCTGCTCGATTCCGATCTTGAGGGGGACCATATTATCCGCAGCCGATAGCAGCTTCGTTGTCCTGGAGTCTACATCGTCCAGGTTTCCATCACCAAACAGGTACTCGTTCATCGTTGTGTGCCAGCGGGTGAACTCCCACAACAGCTCCACGCCAGGCGAGGTGATGTCTTCGAATCCCTTGGGTCGGTAGCCGAAGCCGAGATATTCGCTGATGTCTACGCCAAGATCCTCAGCCGCCATGCGCTGAAGCCAGCCCGCCAGCATCATGTACCGCATGATGTAGCCAGGGTTCTCCTTATATAACGCCCACAATTGCTCGGTCTGTTTCGGTGCGAAGGACAAGAATTGAGTGGCTAGCCGCCCTGCCGAGCGGGAGACCCGATCGAAGATAGGCGGACGGGAACCTGCGCCGAAGTAGTGGTTGACTTCCTCGGTGGTGCGGATCGCATCCATGATGGCACGGTTAGCGTGCGGTGATTGATACAGTTCCTCCATATTCACATAGCCCAGCTTCTTGCCGATCTCATCCAGTGCACCGTGCATTGTCATGCCTCGGATGAATGCTTCCGTGTCCTGGACGGATGGTCTGCCCGGAAAGCGCAGCTTGGTGATCTTGTCGGTCAGCCGTTGGACCGCACCTTCTGCTTCCAGGATCTGTGCCCAGTGCTTGCGCACGCCAGTGCGATTGATGAGAGCCTGGCCTGGTGCAGTGGCGGAGCTGAATAACCCGCGCACGGTACGGAACATCCCAAACTTCGCGCCGGTAGTGTTGAGCGCAGTGGCTATAGACATGATTGGGTAACGCAGGTTCCCGGACAGCAGTGATGTATACATCAGGCCGGTCAGAGCGCCGAGCTTGCGGCTCAATCCGCCAGCACTATAGGCAGGCCCGCCTGACGCAGCTACATCTCCAAAGAACCTGTCAACCTTGTGTCCCAGGAACGAACGCTCGCCCCGTACGGAGGCCACGAAGTCATCGACGTATGTCTTGTACCATCGATTGCCTCTTTGCTTGGAGACTAACTCCGCTCCATCCTGAAGTTGTTTGAGTGCTGGCTCCAACCACAGCTTGCGTCCCATGGCCCGCGTATACACATCCAAGGCTGCAACAGCGTCGGGGCGGAAGCCCGCTTTGCCGGTCCTGTCGAGGAGGTGGGCCACAAACACACTGGATTGTGGCGACAGATCACGCATCTCGGGTGGAACCGCCCCTTTGTTAAACAGCTTTCGGTCGAACATATGGTGGATGAAGCCTTCAAGGTACTTATCAGAGTTCGTCAGCCCCTGCTTTGCGGCTGCGAAGTCCAACACTTCACGTATATTTCTAACTGCCTGAAGTTGCTCCTCACTCAGCTCATCAGCTATCTTTGAAAATTCTTCTGAATCCTCAACTACATTCAGCGCCCAAAACAGTCGCTCAGATTCACCAGCATTGACCGTGTACTTGACCTCATCACTCTCCATGACTAGCGAGCGAATGCGGGGATGCTTGCTAGTGGTCAGCGCACCAGACCTCTCTAGCTCGTGGTGGAACAGATTGTTAAATCGGTCAATTTCTCCCTCCATACCTCTGATAGCATTACGCCACTTGCCCCAGGCTCCGGGATCCATTCCCTCTATCACGCGCTGTGGTTCTCGCAGAGGAAAGGCCAAGGCTTTCAGGAAGCCCGGTGTCTTGAAGCGCATGCTGTTCGGATAGAGAGCTTTCGCGAATATCTCTGGCGCACTTGCATACAGGTCCGCTAGCCGCTCTTTGAACGAGGGCTTAGGCAGAGCTGTGTCGTCGAACTTTAGTGGCAGTTCGAGATGGAGATTTTTGCGCTTGGTGTTCCACTCCTTGAGTGTGCGGTTGATCTGGCGCATGTCGATCAGGCCATCCGATGTGACGCCGGGTGCCATGGAACTGGAAGCATTGATACGTCCAGTGATGCTGGGGCTGCTTATGGTCACGTCGTCCACTTCCCCGCCATTAATCATTACGCGCAGGGCGTCACCGGCATCCTCGCCAGCATCAGCGCCGACTAGCCTGCCAGCCTGAGCGAATAGGTCGTCGTCGCCGTAGTCATGGATCGGGGGATATTCATCCTTCAGAGCCTGCACTCGTTGTGCCCGCAGCTCAGCAGCTAGTTCGTCCACAGTTCGCGTGCGAATCTGCTCGCCTCGAATGGTGATTACGTCTGGGATATTGTCCTCATCCATGTCCCGGATCTTCTTGCGGATCTTGTCCAGCTCTTTGTAGCGCACCTTGGCGTCCGGATTCATCTTGCTAGGTAGCCCTTCGGCTTTGACTAGCTCGTCAACCCGTGCCTGGAGTTCACCGATAATACGGTCTTTTCGGATCCCGCGAGTAGGGGAAAGGGGTACTAATTCTTCGTCAAGCATCGTGCGTTCGGTAAGCGGAATAGCTTCTGGCTTCCGGCGATGCACGCTGCCGTATGTGATTTGCTCGAATGCGCCGGGATCAGCTAGGTTTTCTTTGTGGGTCAAATTCTTGGCATGATTATACGCAGCCTGTTTGAGTCGTTGCATCGATTCGGGTGTCGGGTTCGCGTTATGCGCACGCAGCGTAGCCTCGATGTGTTCCGCCGAAGCCCTAATTGCCTCCTCTGCCTTGTCCAGGGTTTGGATGCGTTGCGCCACCCTAGCTTTCGCCGCTGCTTTCACAGAGGTTGGTAGCGCCTTCTGTGCTCCTTTGACTGCCAGGACGGGTGCATCTGCCGCTATGAATAGGGGGTCTACAAAGACTTCTCCACCAGCATACAAGGTAGACAAGGCACCCATAGCGATCTTGCCCGCTACGCCTTTATCATTCAACTGGCGATAAAACTCGTCCATCTTCAATGCACCGAGAGCCGCCTTGGTTCCATCCGGATCTTCAGCCAGGGGATTCGCCCCACCTGCCCAGGCGTCCACAACCTCATTGAACTCTTTGATACCAGAATTGAGGTACATTTCGTTGACTTGCTTGACACGCTCCATGTCGGGCATGTCATCGGCTCCTGACATCTTTCCCCATAGATATTCCATCGTAGTAAACCAGGGAGTCCTGGCGTACACTTCGCCCGTCTCCTCGTCCAGGATATATGGGTTGAAGATGTTGTCAACGAAGGCATCCTTCAGCCCTTCGCCTGCCAGCCAGTCGAACAATACTTGCTGAGAACGGATAAATGGATCCGCCAATCCGAAGCCGATGGCCAGGGCATCGCTACCCTTGTCCTTGACCGCAGCCAGAGCACGGGCTTGCTTGTCCGATATCTTTTGCTGGAGGTTTGTTTTGGCTTGGCGCAGTCCTGCGGCTGCTTCCATGCCCACATCCTTGGCCCAGCCAGCCGCCTTGAATATCTTGGCGTACCACGTATCGTCCTGGATGTCGGGCATCTCCACTTCTTGCGCAGCAGCCTGCGTATCACGGGCTAGCTGGAGGGCATTCAGATCCTCACTGTTCCACATGATAATATTATCGGCGGGCAGTTCGGGTTGCGGAGCAGTACCACTGCCGCCGAACATAAGCTCGGTGGCTTCCTTGTAGCTGATGCCTTGGCTGATTAGCCAGTCTCGCTGTTTCTGTGCAGCAGTCACACTGTCGGGCCGGGAGTAGTCTCCCATCTTATTCTCCTTGACCTTGCGCCTTGATGCGTTCGATCGCTGCGTCTACCATTGCCTTGAGTTCGTCAGGATTTACTTCGGATCCGCGTGTTGCACCGAGTGCACTAAGCACATCATCCCATACCGCCTGAAAAGCGGAATCGCCAGCATCCCCATACGTCTCTCGTAATGTAGCTCTAATTCGGGCTTGTTCTGTAAGTAAAGTCTGTGCACTAGCTCTCCGCTGGAGTTTTTTCTTCATGCCAACCACATCAGTTAAGGACTGATCAACGATATCTTTCCGTTTCTCCGGATCCATGAGACCACCTCCCTGGAACATGTCCAGTGTGGCCAGAGTCTGGAGCGTCGGCATGACAACACGTAGCAGATCCTCGTTGGTCAAATCCTCGCCGCCTTTGAATCCAGACTTACTTCGTAACCAGCCAGCCATATCGGTCGAACCAGTGGCCTGGATCCATGCTTCGATGGCGACGTACGTGTCTTCGGAGCGAAACTGCGCACCTTCGGGCGAGCGCAGCCACATGCTGAACTGGTCATAGGCTTCCAGGATACGTGCATTCATAGCATCGCTGATGGATCCAACGTCCGGTTCTTTGTATCTGCCGATCCAAAGTTTAACGATGTCCGGATGATACAGGCTCAACCCCTGTGTCTGCGCAGCCAGCAAAGCATTGCTGAGTGCGTTGATATCTATGTGCTCCGACATAGTGTCGAATAGTTGCCGCTGATTATCGGGCAATAGGAACGTCTCGATAGCGGCGTCTGGTAGGTCCAAGTCGAGCATGTCGCTCATCGCACGGGCCACCTCGCGCCGGGCTTCGGGCGTCTCCGCCTGCTCGAACATCAGGCTTAGGGTATCGATTATCGTCTTTTGTCCGTCCGACCGCGCCATCGCAGCGTACTTCGCAGCCGGAGAGACCGGGATCGGCAAGCCTGCCAGTGGTCCAAGTAACTGTGGATCGATGACGTTCTGCCCCTGTGGATCGAGGAACAAACCGGGCTGCGCTTGCAGTAGGGTAACCAATCGCTGCCGCTGTTTGTCCACCTCGCCCTGGAGCCGGTCAATGTGGTCGAGCCATTGCTGCTTTTCCGCCTGATGCGCCTCTTGCACTCCCTGCATCAGACCCTGAAGGATACCGCCACCTACCTGTGGTGCTCCGAATGCCGCTGCACCGAGGCCCACGCCGAGACTGGCTAGCCCGCCAGGCGACAGCAACCGCTCGAACGCCCCTTCCGGTGGCTGCTCGCGCATAGCTGCCTGTTCCTGGAGCATAGAGATCTGATCAGTAGCCGCTGCCAATGCCTCTAGCCGGGGATCCACACCGAGGTTGTCGGCCTGCTGTCCCGCCGTCGAGTCTGACTCGATCCCGAGATTGGACAGACGTGGATGGATTCCGAAAGGCATATCAACCTCCTCTTACAGTGTAGTTCCGTAGCCACGAGCAAGCGACGAAGCAGGACCGGCAAGTACGTCCCCTAGACCTGGCTGCACTTCGCTCGTCTGCTTCTGCTGCACCAACCGCTCTTGCAAGCGGGTCTGGAGAACGGGAGATGTAGCACCTAGCAACTGGTTCAGAAGCTGCTGGTTGGCGCTAAGTTGCATACCGGCACGCTGGAATGGCAGCGACAGGAGTTGCTCCGAGGTCTGCTGCTGCGTGCGGGCCGTGATGTCTGCTAACTGGCGTTGCAATTCCCGACCCATGACGGCTCGGTTTACTGCTTCAATAGAGCTGCCTTCGATGCCGCGCTCCAGAGCACCAGCCTCCACCTGCGAGGCCAGATCCGCGTACTGCTCACGAGCTGCACGCTCCGCGATCTCGCGGCTAGCCTGCACGGACTGCTCGATGAGGGCACGGTCTTCCGGGCTAGCCTCCAGCTTTCCGCGTGCGATTTGTCCTAGACCACCGATGTCCAGTTGACGCTGCGTTCCGATGCCAAGCACTTCCAAGGCGTCGAGAATACGCTGCTCCTGTGCACTGGTTCCAGGGATACTGACTTGGGTTTCAGTCTTGCTACTCATATTCGTTTGTACCCCACTGCATAACCTGTTCCGAATGAAACGCCGAGTGCCTGATAGATACGCAACATTTCTTTATTATCTTCGCGGACAAAGAAACGAATGTACTTTACGCCCGCTTCACGAAGTCGAGCCAGGAACCAGACTAGCAAGCGAGGCCCGAAGCCTAGATGCTGGTATTCCGGTAGGATCGACATGTAATCTCCGTAGCAATTCCGGCCCTGCACCATGGCCCAAACGCAGGCGATGATGCGGCCCTCGTGCTCAATGACTGCGATGTGTCCGTCTAGCTCGCTAGCATCCACAACGCCATGCTCTTTGACTGTGCAGATACACTCGGTGATCTGCGGCAAATCCTCCACTCTTGCCATGCGATACATCATATATTATCTGCCTTTGCCATTTTCAGCCATGAGCCGCGATAGACGGTGGTTGTACCGCCATAACTGGTGCCTTGTGCCCACTGGAATGCTACTGTTCCCGCAGTTGTGGCTGATGTGAATGCTAGTCCACTAATCTTTAGAAATCTGGTAGACCCGTAACCTGCTCCTTGTAATACAACCGATTGAGCCGAAGTATAAACCGTTCCGGCTCCATCATCCAAGTCATAACCATATAGAACGGTCGCTCCTGTTGGCCCGGAAAAACTGAACTTAAAGTCCGCAGCCGTGTGTGCATCCCAACGAATTAGTGCTTCAATACTATACTGTGCGCCTGCATCAACCTCTATTTGAAGATCACTGTCATCGGTTAATGTGGCATCAGAGTTGATTTCTTCTTTGGCTGTCTTGGAAGCAGTATATACATTACTACTACCACTAGCACCACCCGCAACAGGTTGCCATTCCGTGGCTGTGGCATTCCAGGTTGGCACATCACCTGAGCTGGCTCCGCTACCGCCGATATGTGCAATATCAAGAGCCGAACCATCTACCTTAAATCCGCTGACCGCATTTACAAAATCTGTAACTCGCAGATCGCAAGCCATTGTGAACGAGCCTGCCGAGCCATCCCAGGAGATGACGCCAGTATCATCTGGATCCACAAATTCCATCTGGACTGTGCTATCGCTACTCTCTATTATCAGTGCTGTGTTGGCTGACGTACTATTTATCGTGACGGCTCCGCTGCCGACATCTAAGTCTCCAGTAATCGAGACATTGCCGGTAATGGTGGCTCCGGTTGCTGTGAGCTTTCCAGTTAGGTACAGCTCATCATTCATCTCGAAGCGATTATCGCCATTATCCCATTTAAAGTATCGGCCACTATTCGAGCCACCTTCTCGGAAGTAAATAAACTGATCAGCGTCAGATCCGCCTTTATTCAGATATATAGCCCACGTGCCAACTTGCCAATGAGATGAATAAATAGTACCGCAATCATCAAAGTTTGCTGCTTGTGCTGAGCTACTAAGGAATTGCCATTCTGGTCCCAAATAAAAACTATAATAAGATAGGGTAGCACTGCCGCTATTGAAGATAATATTAGAATTGCTGCCGCCTGCATCGGCATTGACGTGTACGTCGCCGTCTGCGATTACGTCCGCACCCGCAATAACACTAGCAGATGCAGTAAGCGTGCCGGTAACAGTTACACTATCATTTATTTGGAATTCATTATTTGTATTGTGCCAACGAATATATCGTCCAGTGTCTGAACCGCCTTCATGAAAATATATACTTTGCTGTGTATCTGGGCCACCATATTTTATACTAATACTGGTACCACCAAATTGGGCAGGTCCATAAAACCAAATCGTACCATTCAGGTCAATAGTTGCACGTGTGGTACCAGCACCATAGAATATAAACTTATTATCCCCGACTACATTATCTAGCGAGAACCGCATATTGGAGTCACCAAAGCCACTCCCAACCGGATCAACATGCGAGATAACTGCGGTTTCTGTTTCGCACCATATTTGCACGCCATCATTTGTAGCTCCATTCAATGATATGCAAACTGGTTGATTACCGCCATCTGTGTCTACAGTAAGCGTTCCATCTATATCAACATCCCCGGTAACAGAAACATTACCAGTTATAGTAGCACCAGTTGACGTAAGTTTACCGGACAAATATAACTCATCGTTCATTTCAAAACGATTATCGCCATTGTCCCACTTGAAGTATCTACCAGTATTTGATCCTCCTTCTCGAAAGTAAATGAACTGATCTGCATCCGCGCCGCCCATATTAAGACTTAAATAGTATTGACCAACATACCAGTAGCTAGAATAAATTGACGCGCAATCATCGAAATTAGCACTTTGTGCTGTTCCGAGAAATTGCCATTCTGGACCTAAATAAAAACTATAAAAACTTAATGTTGCATTTCCACTATTAAATACTATTTGGGAATAAGTAGCTGTACCATCATTATCTACATAAACTTTTTGATTGGCTTTTAAATCGGTACACGTAACAGTCCCAGCAAACGTCGGCGCATCGACAACTGCAATTGACACATTTGTCCCTTGCGTTGCTGATATCGTAATATTGGTGCTGGCAGTAACATCGTTAACCACAGTAGCTGGTACCCATGCACTACCACTCCACTCTGCAACCTGGCCAGTAACGGCACTGCTTTGCTGTAGTGCGGTAAGCGGGTGGTCCGGATCCGCCAGCCCGGCCAGGTTTCCGTGGTCCCCCGGCGGGGAGGCAGGAGACAGGGACTGGAATCGCCAGTCCACATAATCATCACCAGCCGCAGTTGGGCGGATACGTGCCTTTGGCGTATTAGCGTATGCGCCAGTCTGAAAGATAACGCTGCCAAGAGGGTGAAACTCGGCAACAGGTAAACCAGTAGTAACAAGATTATTTAATTCTTCTGCCGCTCCATCTTGTGCGTTTGCGATACCGGTATAAGTTTCCTGTCCCTGGATTGCGATGTACTGATTCTCACTACTCGTGCCGTTTGTGCGGATAATGTGCGCCAATACGTAACGGTTAGCGGAAACTTCCGCCTGTACCCAGGAAGCACCATCATAATAGTTATATGCTAGATATCCGCTGCCACCCGAGAAGTTTTTGACCGGCCAATCACGTGCCGTATCTTTGCGCCATTTAGTTCCAGTACCTGACAGGTAAAAGACCGGGATGTTAGCCGGATTGGATTTGCCCACTGCACTGAGATAAAGATCCTCATCGGCTATAGTGCCAGATGCTACGCTCATGCTGGCATGAGTACTGGCAGAACCATCACCATCTGTTACAATATCGCCAAGTGCATGTCCACCAACGTAAATCGTGCCACGCTCCAAGTGCATCCATCGGTGCGTAGCGCCGTCCATGGTGATGCCGTGTCGCTCGTCTCCAAGTCCCAGGGTTTGATTATTGGTAGCGTCCCAATATGAGATAGCTACCAATGCCGTCTGCCCGATTAATGTATCAGAATCAAAAACCGTCGTAACAGACAGAACTCCACCATCGTAATAGAAAATCTTCAGTCCTTCAGTATCTGAAAATGTTATGCTTTCGGTGGAGCTAACTGTTTTCAGCACACCCTGATCATAGTATTGGAAACTAGTGCCGGTTGGTTCTATCGAAAAAGTCCGGTTATTGGTTATAGAAATAGATGAATCGGTGGTATTTAGAAAGCCCGTTGGCTCATTGGTATGTGTATGGTATGAATCACTGATAGCTACGGTACCCGTCGTGCCGGATACATTGATGCCGCTACCTGCCGTCACGCTGTTGACAAAGGTAGGTTTGCCTGTAACCTCAGACCAAGTATGCGTGTGCGTTTCGGGCGGGAATGTGCTGGGCTTATCCTCGATATCACCCCAAGTAACTAGCACCACGCCCGACGCACTTAGCGTAGCTGGAGTCCATTTGCTCCCATCCCACGCCATCGCTTGCCCTGTTGTCGCACCATCTTGCGGCAGATCAGCCAGGCTATTCCAGTTTAAAATGTGATTGAATTGGAGATCGAAGTCATCAGTACATTCGAATCTACCACGTATCACACGACTCATCAAGCAATCCTTATGGCCTGAGCACAACCAATTGTATACGTACCGCCACCCGTTACGATAGAGAATGTCACGGCTGCTGTGCAATCTGCTCCTAGTGCCACTGTTGGCGTACCGGAAGACACAGCGGCTGGACCGATGAGCTTAGCTGACGCATAGTTTGCTGTAGCGTTAGCCGTAGTGACAGTCATTCGCACATCAAAGTCGAACGATTCTCCGGTGTCTCCATCAGCTTCTGTCAGCAGAGTAGTACCAGCAAGCCGTAGTGCTATACTTTCTCCGGATCCCGTCGTACAGTAGATGGTACCCCTGAATTGCACACAGTCACCTTTATCGGCCAGCTCATTTGCTGGAACAGTTAGGCTGAGAATCGTGCCGGTCGCACCAGCAGTATACGCAGCGGTTTCGATTACCTGTGGCACACCGAGAGTTGTCCCGGTTCCCGCTAGGATATCCTTAGATCCCAGGTTTATATCACTATTTAGCGTGAAGCCATCGTGCTTATTGCCCGCCATTACGTATCTCCCATATTGTGTCCGCGCTCACCGACATTGGAAATTGTGTAGTTAGAGCTGCTATTGTTATAGCCTACATTTCCAACCAGACAGCCGCGTGTTTGGTTAATGCTATAACCTGTCACCCCGCCATATACAGTATTGCCGGTAACTGCAATATCATTACCCCATACGGTCATACCAATAGATGATGCGTTTGTGACATTAGCTACAGTATTACCACTAACTGTTCCATAATTGCAATTTGTTCCTACAAATATACCGCCATTATTGCCAGCACATGGACCTTCTACTGTATTTCCTACAACTGCGAAGTAATCGCAGTCAAGCACTGTGATTCCGTATCCACCAGGTAGATATACGGAATTACCAATCAGTTTGATATTTTGGAATGAATCAAAATACAGAGCATCGCCACTATCGGAATCTGAGCGTACCGTATTTCCCATGATTGTAATATTAGTACGTGTAGCTCCCGACGCTGCTCCATTTGAGAGATAGATCGCATTAGACGCATTATTCAGAAATGTACAGTGCGAGATAGTTGCATCAGCGAACGGTCGCGCAGCCGTAGCATCGCTATAATAAATAGTTGATTCAGTATGCGTATCGAAATTACAGCCAATAATTTGTAGGTATTGAATACCATCCAACAAGATTGCCTTGGCACCCGCTGGAAATTCACAACCAATCACCTTCACATTAGTACACGTCGAATCGCCGCTGCCGTTAAAATACAGTGCAGCGTGCGACGCCCCAGCACCTTTTGCCGTTATATTACGTATAATAATGTTATCGCTTGGTGCGAATTGTATTCCGTGTGCCGTCTCAGAATCGACATCCAATGTCAAATCAGCAATCATAATGTTGTCGCTGCTACTGGCAAAGCTGATGCCATAGTCGGTTGCACTCGACACCTGAAGCACTGAGTCCGGTCCTCCGCCGTAGATCATCACGTTTCCAGTAGTGAAATCGTGATCTGCTATCGTGATCGTGGTACCGGTCGGGATATAGATGATCCCGCCTCCAGCCGTGTTGATTGCTGATACTGCCTGCGTAAATGTAAAGCTGGTGGTCACAATGTAGATGCTGAACAGACTGGACACCCCGACAATACTATTGCCATTCATGTCCAGGTTACCCTGTGCCACGAGTGGCCAGGAGATATCTGCCGATACGACATTACCGCTGAATTTGGTGGACAGCGCATCCGACCAATTATTCAACTTTTGATAAGTCAGAATTTCTTTGTTAGAAAATGTTGGCGATCCAGTCAGCGCCATGTTATCCCTCCTGCTCGAAGCCGTCAGCTTCAAAGTGAAGTTCGTAACCCTGCATCACGAAGTCTTCGGGGTCACTAGTACTCCCACCTGTGATCTTCAGGTAAATCCAGCGGCCACGAGCATCCAATGGAATTTCTATGATTGCAGCCATCTGTTCGGATTCCAATGTTCCGTCTTGCAGCGTATCCAGGCGAAACGCATTGTCCGCCACTTCACTGGTCGAACTGAGCACTGGTAACTTATATACATTCTGGTTTATATTTAATCTTTTCTGCTCCGCATCCGAATCAGTGTACCAATACACGTCGAACAACCAATCCCCTTTGGGAATAATATAAAGCAGTAGACGCTTCCATGTTTTCATTTCCGGGACAAGTCGCGCATCTAGTGAGCGTCCATCAAATAATGGAGTTTCCATTGTCCACACATAAGACGTACCAAAGTCCGATTTGATGGCATAGTCAACATAGCCGACTAACCCACCCGACGTGCCAACCATTACTACCTGCTGAATTGGACTCTCCACGTCGATCGCCCGGCATGCAGTTGCAGCAATGTCCCATGGTCCTTGCCAGTTCTGTGTGTTCACATTGTAGACATAGATGGCCGAGCTGTCGCCTTCGCCATCTCGCTCTGGAATAGACAGGTAAACTAGTCCGTTAGGGTTATCGTATGTCATCTGCACACGACCGATAAGATCTTTCTCGATGGCCGCATTCACGTTCGGGGAATTCGTCCATAGATCTTGGACTGCTCCGCTGGGCAGCGTTGTTTGGATGTCACCGTATTGTTCGCTAACCGATAAATTCGCGACTCCCTGTACGCCACACATCCACAGCACATTCCCGAACTGCGTCATGGCATCCGGCCCGCCCGGCCCCACATCCGGGCTAATGTTTCGCAATGCAAAGCTGGCCGGGCTAGCACCCGTGATACGCCAAGTTCCCTTGTTAGTACCGACGATCAAATCGCCGTAATAGTCGCCCCATATACCTGTAACTTCCAGGCCACGAAAGCTGGGAATCTCGATATATCCTGCCTCAGTAACTTCGCTATAGGTTTCTTCGTCATCATCGTCTTCCGGCGAGAACCACACGTTAGACTGGCGACTGGCTGAGAAGTAAATACGTCTGGGATGGCGACGATCCCCGGCAGTCCACAAGCGGGAACGATGTTCTTTTCCGAATCGACATTTAGGCATGTCAGTTAATTCGGTAATGGTACTGCCATCCCATTCGTAAGCAACAGCATCAGTACTGTTAATATCGTAATCAAAGATAATAATCTTGCCACGATACGATGCGAACCGTGCACGTCCGAAGTTTACCTGTAGCAATGGAAACCACCATTGTCGCATGCCTCTATCCGTGTAGACATACTCGCCTGCTGCCACGAGGATATACCGCTTAGTAACACCAGACTCTAAAATCTCGGCAAAATCTATAATATCATGTACTCGCGCATCTGCAAAGCCGCTGGAACCAGCATCCGTATAGATTATACTGCTCAGATGGAGCGAATACTGCGAGATTGAATCATTAGTATTCAACTTGAATTCCATCAAGTTACCCGTATCGAAGCTAGCATCATAGCTAGCCGTGGCCGTTAGTGCCGTAGCATCATCTATCGATATAGATAACGTATCGTCTGTCGCATCGAAGGAGATCTCCAGCATATGCCAGGCCCCATCAGTGGCTCCAGTGCTAGACGCTATCAGTGTCCAGGCTGTGGCTCCGCTTTGGTAGAACACTCCATCCTCGCCAAATGCTAGTCGCCTGATGGAGTTCGCACCTGCCGTAATGGTCAGTGTCACGTAGCCCATTGGCTCTGCAACGGCGGGAGTTCCGTCTGCTAATCCCTGGAATTTGATATATGTACGCACCGCCCACTCATCTGAGTCAGGCGTAGTCTCACTGCCATGCACGTTTCGATAGTAGAGCCAGTCGCCTGTCCCACTAGACGTAGGCCGCATGTCTGCCTGCACGAAGCCATCCTGCTCTGTGAACGTCATACGTCCAGCCGAGTCATCGACTTCCGTCCACTGATCGCGAGTTAGAAAGTCCTCCCAAAATGCTAGTTTATCTGTCTCGGAATTAACTAAGCTGCGGATCTTGTGGCCCCATTGCTTAATGCCGGGGCGCACGTGCACCATGCCATCATACTCTGATGAGATGTTCTCCATCTTCCAGAGCTGATTCTCGGCAATTGAACTTTGCTGCCCGGCTGTGACCAGACCGCCGCGAAACGGCATGTTTCTAATCACTAGCTGCCGTCTCTTAACACCCATTAAAAGAACCCCACTTTATCCGAGCGATCGAAATAGTCGCCCCAATCTATCTTGCGCGTGCCTCGCAACCACTTCATGCGCTCAAGCTGGCGATGTTCTCCGCTGGGCGAGAGCCGCATCCTGGCCTCCGTCAGTTCTGGCTGTCCACGCTGCTTGTTAAACTCCATTACGAAGTCACGCAACAGTAGATCCATCTTCTCCGCATTCTCGTAGTCTCGATTCGCCAGATACAGGACAGCCTCGATAATCATACCAATATGCGTATGTGGATACAGAATCCGGTCATTATCATACAGGATCTCGGGATGGATTTTCTGGTACGTATAAGTATACATGTACTGGTTATCCGGCCACGGATCAAAATGAATCATCCGGCTATTACCATCTGGAGCTAGTCCCCATACTGTGAAGATCTCAGGCTCACCGATAAGAATTGAGTTGCCACGATCTCGGCGTACTTGGAGAAACTTTTCCGGATCTACGTACTTGATTCCATATGGAGAAAAGAAGCTACTCCATTTGCCATTAGGACGAGCAAAATCAGTAGGCAGCGCATATCTGTCTTGCACGATCTGGTACGTCTGTTCATCAGTTAGACCCGCATCATCGTCGCCTAGCCAGATCCGGTTAAGATCGACAGTGCGAGTCGTAACTACTTTCTTGATCCGGTATACCGTATTGTGGCTACCGATCTGGATAGCACGTTCCTTGTAACTGACATCGAAACCAATGGTGCTATCCATGTTAATAATGGTATCATCTCCATTAGCCGTAAAGAACTTGGCGCTGCCAGTCTCTGCGGGAGTGACGATCAAGTCGCCTTCCTCCCGGAGTAACGGCCAATCTGCGCCAGCATCTAGCGAGCGCAGTACGCGATTCAGCAAATTGATTAGCTTGCGCTGTTCAGACGTGGGATCACTAGACCCCTCCAGCGTCTCGATCTGTGGCCAGCCAAGACGATCATTAACTTCATTGAGGAGTTCCAGTCCAGTAATCATATTAAGACCTCGGGCTAGCAGACATTTGCATCACGGCTGAGCCGGTCGTGGTTGTCACGCTAGACACTAGCATGCTGATATACAAACCGAAGGGGCATTGCACGCCGTCAATCCCAAGACTAGCATCGAATGGCAATA